CCCGGAGAGCGCCGACGACGCGCTCTTCGTTGGCCAGTCGATGCCGTGGATCGATCCGCTCAAGGAGGCGCTGGCCTGGCATTCCTTGGTCGAGGATGGCTTTGCGAGCGAGGTCGAGGTGATGCGCAAGCGTGGCGTCAATCCCCGCGACGTGCTCGAGCAGGTCAAGGCACACCGCGACGAGTGCGCCGAGAAGGGCCTGGTGTTCGCTTCGAACTTCGCCAACAAGGACAAGGGCGTGCAGCCGGCGCCGGCGCAGCAGCAGGAAAACAAGGACGACTGAGCGTCCTGGAACGCATCCGACAGGCCGCCTTCGCGCGGCCTTTTTTTCGTCCGTGCGGGTGCAAAAACAGTCTCATTTCTCCCTAGAAATGAGACTGCATCAGAAACAAACTGTTGACTTCGAACACGACCCCGCAATCGACAAGGAAGGGACGATGGCAACAGCAGACCAGAACCAGCCGCCGAAGTGGTACACCATCCGGCCGAACGCACGCGCAAGCGCTGCCGGCGGCGCCCAGGCCTCCGCAGCGGAGATCCTGATCTACGGCGACATCGGCGAAAGCTGGTATGGCGACACCATCGCCGCCGCGACCTTCGTGCGCGAAGTCGCTGCGCTCGAGGTCGACCAGCTCACCGTGCGCATTAACAGCTATGGCGGCTCAGTGACCGACGGCATCGCCATTCACAACGCACTGAAGCGGCACAAGGCGACCGTCACCACCATCGCCGACGGCATTGCGGCTTCGATCTCGAGCTTGATCTTGATGGCTGGCGACACGGTCGAGATGGCCGAGAACGCGCAGATCATGATCCACGCGCCCTGGGGCTGGAACTCGGGCAACAGCACGGCGATGCGCGAGTACGCCGACATGCTCGACAGCTGGGCAGATGCCATGTCGACCACCTACGCATCGAAGACTGGCAAGGACAAGGACGAGATGTTGGCCCTGCTCACGGACGGCAAGGATCATTGGTACACGGCGGAGCAGGCCCTGGAAGCCGGGTTCATCGACGTCGTCATCGCCGGCCTGCCGGTGGCAGCCAGCGCGCAACTGAAAGATTCGATCAAGGCGCGGTACGCATCGTTCCCGCAGCCGACCACTCCGGCGGCATCTGCCGCGCCTCAACCCAAACCGAAGGAAAGCACCATGACGGAAGACGAAATCAAGGCCGCCCAGGCAGCCGCAGCGAAAGCGGCGCTGGAAGCCGACAAAGCCCGCCGCACCGGCATCGCCGCTGCGTTCGCAAAGTTCACCGGCATCGATGGCGTGCCGACGCTGCAGGCCAGCTGCGCCGACGATCTCGACTGCACTGTCGAACAGGCCAACGCCAAGCTGCTGGCCCACTTGGGCAGCGGCGCCAAGCCCGTCGCCGGCAACTACATCGTCACGCTGGAAGACGAGCGCGACAAATTCCGCGCCGGCGCCCAGGCCTCTCTGCTGGCTCGCGGCAGCATCGCCAAGGACGACGGGGCCAACAACTATCGAGGCTTCTCGCTGATGGACCTGGCGCGCGAGTGCCTGGCGCATGCCGGCGTCAGCGCGCGCGGCCTGGGCAAGATGGAAATGGTTGCGGCCGCGTTCACGCATACCAGCTCGGACTTCCCGCTGCTGCTGGCCAACGTCGCCAACAAGGCGATGTTGAAGGGCTACGAGGAAGCCGACGAGACCTTCCAGCTGTGGACCTCGATCGGCACCTTGGGCGACTTCAAGCCGGGCAAGCGCCTCGACCTGAACACCTTCCCATCGCTGGACAAGATCCAGGATGGCGGCGAGTACCACTACGCCGACGTCGGCGAGCGCGGCGAGACGGTGCAACTGGCCACCTACGGCAAGATGTTTTCGCTGACCCGCCAGACCATCATCAACGACGACCTGGATGCCTTCACCAAGATCCCGCGCCGCATGGGCCGCGCGGCGATCCGCACCATCGGCGACCTGGTGTACGCAATCCTGACCGGCAATCCGCTGATGGGCGATGGCAAGGAACTGTTCCACGCCGATCACAAGAACATTCTGGCGGGTTCCGGCGTCAACACCGCAGCGGTCGACGCGATGCGCGTGGCGATGGCCAAGCAGACCGATGGCAGCGCGACGGCATTGAACATCCGCCTTGCCAAGCTGCTGGTGCCGGTGGCACTGGAAGGCACTGCCAAGGTCGTGAAGGACAGCGAGTTCGAAGTCGGCGCCGCTGCCAAGAACAACACCGTGCCCAACTCGGTGCGTGGCACCTTCGAAGTCATCAGCGATGCCCGCCTGGACGCCGCCTCTGCCACGGAATGGTACGGCGCAGCGGATCAGGGAGTTCATGACACCGTCGAAGTCCAGTACCTGGACGGCAACCAGGCCCCGACACTCGAGCAGCAGGACGGCTGGACCCGCGACGGCGTCGAATTCAAGGTGCGCATGGACGCCGGCGTGAAGGCGCTCGACTTCCGCACCCTGGCAATTAACGCGGGTGCATAAGCCCTCACCATCCAACCACGGCGCCGCGCAAGCGGCGTCCCCTGAATTCAATAGGAGCCAGTAATGGCAAGGAATTACGTACAAGAAGGCGACGTGCTTGACTACACCGCTGGCGGCGTCGCTGTCCTGTCGGGCGCCATGGTCGCGATGGGCAAGCGCGTCGGTATCGCCCTGGGCGATATCCCCGCCCTTACCACCGGCTCGGTAGCGGTCACCGGCGTGTGGATCGTCAACAAGCTGGCGACCGACGTGGTCGGGCAGGGCGACGTGCTGTACTGGGACGCGGACGACTTCCGTCTGACCACCACGGCGACCGCACCGAACGTCCTGGCCGGCTACGCAGCCGCACCGGCCGGCGCCGGCGCCGCGACCGTCCGCATCAAGATCAACGCCTGATCATGTTCGACCAGCTCGAGGCCCGACTGAACCGGCTGGCGATGGAGCGCCTGGCCAACGCGCTCGCCGTCATCGATGGCGAGCGCGTGCCGGTCATCTTCGATGCCGAGTACAAGGCGGGCATGGTCGGCGTCGGCATGGGTGCGGCAGCGCCGCAGATGGTGATCGCCAACGAACGGATGCCGGCGGACTTCGACGACATGACGATCACCGTCAACGGTGCTGCCTGGAAGGTCGCCGACTGCCAGGCCGATAGCGAGCTGCCATCGGGCCTCAGCATGGTCTTCCTGGAGAAAGCATGACCACCCGGCACATGGCCGTTGCAATGGCCCTTGCCGGCCACCTGGAGGCCTTGGGCATTGCCGGCGGACGGGTGGACCTCAACCGGGTGCGTTCGCTCAGCAGCAGCAAGGATTCCGCGGTCGTGGTCCGCCTCGCGCGCGCAGCGTCTCAGGAGACCAGCACGCTCGGCGGACGCACCAGCTGGAGCACGTTGATCGATATCGAGTGCTACGGCCGCGATGGCGCCAACGATGTGCCGGGCGCCGTCGCTGACCTGGTCCTCGAGCAGGTCTTCGATGCCCTCGCTGCAGGGCCGGATGTCGGCTACGGCGTGATGGACATCGAGCCGCTAGCCGGCGACACCCTGGCCTGGGACTTCGACCAGCTCGACACCAGCGTCGCCTGTGTGACGGCGCGCTTCGTAGTGAAACACCAAACCAATGGGAGAACCCTGAAGTTATGAACGATTCGATCGATACGGCCGGCGCCGACGCGCTGAACACCACCTCGGTGACGCGTGTGCAGACGTCTGCACTGCCGCCTGCCGAGGTCGTGCACGAAGAACCCACGACGGGCGGGAGCTACATCCGCAACCCCTACACGGGCACTATCACCAAAGTCGACGGCCCGGCCGACGACGAGCAGGAGTAAGCGATGGCTGAACGTCTCATTCGCAAGACCGCGATTCTCGCCAAGATCGAGGCCACCTACGGCCAGGACGCTGGACCGACCGGCGCGGCCAATGCGCTCGTGGTCAGCAACCTGAGCATCAACCCGCTGAACGCCGAGTACGTTGCCCGAGGCATCATCCGCGACTACCTCGGCGGTTCGGAAGAGCTGCCAGGCGCGGCGTACGTCGAGATGGGCTTTGACATCGAGCTCGTCGGCTC